GAGAGAGAGAGAGAGAGAGAGAGAGAGACGGATAGAGTAGTATAAAAAGGGATAAAAAGTTATCTTGAATAAACAATATAAACATAGAGTAGCTAAGGAAAATTTAGAAAATAGTGAAAATTTATTTAACTTATTGATTTTATTAAGTTTTAACTGAAAATATTTTCCAAGTATTTTCACTATTTTCCTTTCGCTTAATTATACATAGAATCTGCCGTTATATAAAGGAAAAAGGCATAAAAATAGGATATCATTCACATTGACATGATATCCTATTAAATACATTACACTTTAGTCTTCAGATAGGCATCGACTTCAGCTTCACTTACAGTAATGCCTATCTCCTTCGCTTTAGCGATAATCAATTTATTCTTAATCGCTATTCGTTTGTGAGTTAACACATTTCGCTCATGCGCTTTATTAATCTTTTCTTGCTCTTCTTTTGTATACATTGTAAATATCCTCCTTTATTTTATTATGTATATTATATCACACATACATGATTAAATCAACATCAAATATATTGAATGAAATCAAACACTTATAATATCACACCTACCACTTATCCTATTGAAATGATTAAAGATTTTGCAATCCCAAACTTGTGCTCTCGCTATAATAGGAAGGGTTCTATCCAAACGTGGTAAAATTTGAAACGTATGTCTTTTTATCATAATTCTACTTTACACAGTACTTTACACAGTACTTTATCGAGTTGGGGGTGAAAGTATTCACTCGGTATATTGTTCAGATGTTAAAGTAAAAATTTTGTTGTTTATATCTTTAATCTATATTATACTACTCTTAAGAAAAGGTGTATTATGGATTCTTTACTCACATCAGGTGTTCCAGATCGGTATAATCGTACGCGGCATTTAACAAGAAAGGATCATGCATCGGTATGCCCGAGGTATCGCTTTGTTTTGGAGCTTCATCTCGCGGGAGTCAAAGTGAGAGATAAGTATGCAGCGGATGGAAATGTAATTCCAGGTATATGCACATGGACTGGATATAAGGAACCTACTGTGTATAAAATACTTTCCGATGAAGGTGTAATCGCGCTACGTCAACAGATAATGAAGCATTATGATAAAGAGTTTGAGGCTCAATATCTGAAAGTAGTTGATGCCGTTGGTACATGCCTTGATCCAACGAAGCCCGATGAGATTAAACTTAAAGCGGCGAAACTCTGGGGTGAATTTCATAAACGATTTGATAAAGATAAAGGTGATACTACTGTAAACATTACGGCAGAAGATATAGTCTTTCAGATAATGAATGGACAGTATAATCCTAATAATACTCCTGTTAGTGAGTAATACTACTATGCCAGGACCTAAGTATCCAATAGATGTAAGTTCTTATACTGCAAGTACCGCTTCCAAAGACTTTGATAGAAGAATAGGTTGGAAGCAGGGTGCTTCTAATATAACTAAACATCAAAATGGAGATGTAACTTGGATAGATGAGAAAGGTAATAAAAAGAGGTTAAGAGCTAAGAATGTGCCTTCAGTTGCTTTTGAATCAGTAAGAGATGAAGCACTTAAAAGGAGTTTAAAGAAATCCTATGCAACTGAGTAAAGAAGCTAAGGTAATGGAAGCACTCTTTGAGATTCAAGATAAGCAGGGTAAGACTGTTCCATTTATTTTAAACCCATCACAGCGTGCATATGACGTAGTCAAGACACATAAAGACTTAATACCAAAGGCTAGGCAGAAAGGCTTTTCAATGTATAAAGTCGGAGAGCATGTTGCTAAGTGCCTCGGTGTGCAAGGTACTCGTGCAGTTGTAATAAGTCATGAAGCTGGTGCAACTCAACGTCTTCTTGATAGAGCACAATTCATCCTTAAACACATCAAAGGTCCTAAGCCCATCCTAGGGCGTAACTCTAGAAATGAACTGTATTTCCCCAAGACAGAATCTACTTACTATATAGGCACTGCCGGTGCGCGTGCCTTCGGTCGTGGTGATACAATAACCGACCTTCATATATCTGAATACGCGTGGTGGGAGGGGGATAGTTCAAAACACATAGCCGGTTTAATGCAAGCAGTACCTCTTACTGGAAACATTAGCATTGAGTCAACAGGTAATGGACAAGGTAATGACTTCTGCTATATGTGTAAGAATGCCCAATCTTTAGGATATAAAGTATTCTTCCGAAGCTGGTGGGAAGATGATGAATACTCAATCCCTGCGCCAGAAGATTGGATAGCATACAACCACGAAGTCTTCTTCGAGGGGTTACGTGAGAAACACCCCCAATTGACCGAAGGCCAATTATATTGGTATTATAATAAACTATTAGAATTTCGCGGTGACCAGCGGCTTCTAAAGCAAGAATATCCTACAGTGATAGATGAATGCTTCCAAGCTACTGGTCACTCTTTATATAATACAATACCATATGAAGAGAACCCTAAGTATGAAATGACTTTATACGAAGGGTATCGTGTATCCTTCCTACAAGGCCATCCTATTAAAGACTTCACGTACGTAATTGGAGCGGACCCATCTGGTGGGACGTATAATGATGATGCCGCCATAGAGGTGATATGTCTTGAAACGCTTGAAGAGGTTTGCAGCTTCAACTTAAACTCCATTGACCCGGTAACGTTTACATATCTTCTTATTAAACTCGGCAAGCGCTTTAATGATGCCTACCTTATACCTGAGGCGAATAACCACGGAGCAGCAGTCATTCCTATCTTAAGAAAGGAATATAATACTAACAGGATATATAAACGTAATATTCCAATAAAAGGTACAGGACGTATACCTTATGGCTTCATCAACAATGAGACATCAAAGAAAGAAGCGTATGGTGCATCCCTAGAAGTAATTGAACTAGGTCTTAAACTATACAATAAAGATACTAAGAATGAACTAGACTCTATCCAAGAGATAGATGATAAAATGGGAGCTAAGAAAGATAACCTATGGATGGCACTTTGCTTAGCCTGCGTTGGGGTTAAAAAATACTACCGCTTTAAAAAAGAGCTTAATCCTATAATAATACAAAAGCCTCAATTTGATGGAAACTTTGTAATAAGGTTTGAAGATATATTTAACAAGAATAAAGGTATAGGGCCGTTTGCCTATATGCAGGAAAAACAGATGCACGTGAGAAAGTAAGAAGGAGATGCTATTATGCTAGGGACAATGGTACCGCCCGGCGGACTAAGAAGACTGCTAAAGGGGATTTACAAGCATTTAACTACAGGTCCAACCCCGCCTGCAGGATCAACCTCAATGTACTTTAAAAGCGATAATGTACTGTATGCTAAGAATTCAAGTGGTGTAGAATTTATAATAGGAGGTACTGCAAGTATAACCTCCGCAACAGATCCAGCTACTAATGCTGCTACAACTACTACTATAGTAAATGGATACTCAGGCACTATAATAACTACTACAACTACAGGGAACTCCCAGACACTTGGTACACCCACTACTGCAGCGATAATAAGATACTTTACAGTTTTAAACAATGATACAAGTACACATTCAATACCAATAGTTGCTAATTCAGTTACATACACTTTAGGTGTGGGTAAGGGCTTAACCTTTATCTGGGATGGGAGTAAATGGCTTCCTACAGATCTTGGTATTACTTCTATACCGGTAGTTGTAATACAGGGTGGATTGGGTGTTTCTACTCTTGCGGACGGTGGTCTTGTTATTGGAAATGGCACTGGTGCTGTGGAATGTGATGCGGCAGGTGCTACGACAGAGATACTTGTTGGCGGTGTCCTTGGCTCAGGGATAGCTTTTACCTTCGATGGCGTGTTTAGAAATTGGCAGGTGGTGAAATAAGGAGGATTAAATATGCCCACGGATAAATACAGAGCGGATGATAATGGTAGTATAGATTTCACTTCAAAAAGGCCAGATCCTGAATCACTCCTTAGAGTAAAGTGGTGGGGAGTGCTTTTAGTATTCTTTGGAATATATGCCTACTTCTTTTTAGCAATCTATAATATTAATACAAGAGTAACTATTCTTGAAACCGAGAGCAAGTATGTATCTGATAGTGTAAAGGAATTGAAAAGTATTGCTAAAGAAAATAACGTCTTGGCTAAAGAATCAAATATGCTTATAAAGCAGCACCTTGATGCACATAGGGAGAAGAGATGAACGCAAGCATAGTACGGTTAGAACAAAGTGAACAAGGTGCATTAGGAGCATTACTCTTTGATGGAGTGATATTCTGCTTCACACTGCAACCGGATAGTAATGACCCTAATAGGTTTCATATACCAGCAGGGGATTATATATGCAGACGATTTCATGGAACTAAATGGCCTGATACTTTTGAAATTGTAAGGCCTTGCAGTAATGGAGTTGATGGACATAAATACTTACTATTCCATGCAGGTAATGCTGAGGTTGATTCCGAAGGTTGTGTATTACTTGGTTCTTCAGTATTTAAATTAAAAGGCTTTAGAGCTGTTTCAAATAGTGGCCTGACATTTAAACTATTCTTAGACCATACTAAGAATGTAAATGAGTTTCCACTTAAGATAGTAGATTGTTATACATAAGGAGAAAGGTAATATGTCAGGATTAAGTTTTGCAAATTTAGACATTGGAGGACTCTTCTCAGGGATAGGGACTCTTGCTAAAGACATCCGTACTGCTATTACAGGTAAAGAACCCATTAGTGCAGAGAAAGCAGCAGAGATAGCACTTAAGCTAGAAGAGTTAGAAGGTAAAGCAAGAGATTCCCAAACGGCGGTAAATCTTGCAGAAGCATCAAATCCTAATTTATTTGTAAGTGGTTGGCGGCCAGCTGCAGGATGGGTATGTGTACTAGGCCTGCTATATGCAACCTTCCTAAGACCTTTAATAAGTTGGTTAGCCACCATATGGAATTTTACTGCTGTACCTCCGGTTATAGATACAGTAGTATTAATGCAGCTCCTATTCGGTATGTTAGGTTTAGGCGCATATAGAACTTACGAGAAAACTAAAAAATAAAGCGAAAGGAAAATAAAATGGCAAGTATTTTAATATTAAGTAAAAATGCGAGTAGTATACCTCTTGGAGTTAAACTCTCAGATGAAGGGCATATCTGTAAGATATATATCCACGAAGCGAGTGAAAGGTCTTTACTGAAAGGATTTAAAAATCCATCTTTAGTGCAAGACCCCACTCGCCTAGTGGACCAGTATGATCTTATACTCTGCACCTCCCCGGGAATGGGTGAACTCTGTGAAGAGATAAAAGATAAAGATAAAATAGTCTTCGGTGGAATGTTTAATGATAACTTATACTTAAATGAAGAGTATCGCCAATCTTTGATAGATATACTCTTTAAAGATATATGCTACCAACTCGGAGGTGAGGAGATCTCAACTACAGGTTGGTTCAATGGAGAAGAGTTTATCTTCTTCTATCATACTTTAGAATACAATCGTTTAATGGAACATAACAGAGGTATGATAGTACAAGATCCTAATTACATCTCATTTATATGTAAAGAAGATAAACTAGTCAAGGAGACTGTATTACCTTTAAAGGAACTCTTGAATAAAGTTAAATACCTTGGGCCTATTACAGTAAAGTGTAAATTATACCCAGAAGGAAGGAATTTTATATCCTTCACTCCTTGGATAGATTCTACAGTATATCCTTTTCTAGAGCTAGGGAAGAGTCCACTATGGAATCTATTATGGAAGTGCTCACAGAGAAAGAATGGGCTTACCCTTAATGAAAATGATATAGCTATTAGCATTAGTTTAAGTGTACCTCCATACCCATACAGTTCAGAGTTCTTATATAAAACTGAAGAGTTCTTCAATCCTCCAGGGGCAGCCAACTCACATATGTATTACTTTAAAGAGACTAAAGGCTTTATTGGATATATAACTGCCCGTGGAGATAGTATAAACGAAGCAAGACGTAGAGTGTATAGAACGATAAATAATTCCATAGACCAAAATCCTAATATTCAGTTCCGTTCAGATATAGGATATACCTATGATGAGCAAGTTAAAAAGTTAAAAGCGTGGGGGTGGTTGGAGTAATGCCTAACCTACGAATACTTAAAAAGATATTCGAAGACCTTGCCAGTAAGAGTAAAGGTTTATATCGTAGTGAGGCAAATCCTGAGCGCCTTTCACAATTAGGTTTTAGTGAGATGCGCCAAACAGGTACTAGACTACATGGGGGTGAACCTTCAGGCTTGTTTTACGCTAACACCCCAGAGGATTTAGGTAAACTTATAACTGGGAGGAGAGATACCCCAAGACGTATTCCAAATGTAACTGCATATCCACTTCCAGGAGCGAGAAGTAAAACCTTCTCTGTTGAGGAATGGAAAAAAAGGTATTCACAAACCCCTAAAGAGATAAATGCTGAACTTAAGCCACAATATGACTTTGTTAATATCCCTGATACTATGGTAGGTAATCCAAATGTAAATATGACTGTACAGTTAAACCCAAATAAAGCAATAGCTAAGATAACACATAAAGGTAAGGATATATATAAAATCTTAGGTCTCGCATCAGCACTCGGTATAGGAGCAAATATGGTAAATCCAGATGAAAGCGAAGCAATGCCACTTGGTAAGTTATTTAAAACAGGCTCAGAACTCGCCTTAAAAGCAACCAAAGGACCTTTAAGCTCAGCGGCACGGCAACTTGAAGGTATGCGTGTTGGAGATAAAACAATAAAGAGTGTAACCAAAGGCTCAGGAGAGTGGAGAAATATAATCTATGATAATGGAGATGTGCAGGCAGCTACAGCTGATTATATAAATTCTCTTGCTAGAGAGGTGGGTAAATCTACTTATCTTACAAAGCTTGCTACTAAAGGAAATGAAGATAGGTACGCGCAGGCAGTTATAGGGTTACAAAATGCTTGGAATAGGTCTGAAACACCTAGTAAAGCGCTTCCAGAACTTTTTCATAAACAGCATGTAAATAGATTAAATGACTTATCCGCATCTCCAGAAGCAGATATGGTTTTAATTCACTTCGGTGGTAAGGCTTTAACCGTAATGAAAGAGTATGCAGATATATTAAAAGGGAAGAACATCACTCTTCCACAGAAGCCTTGGATTAAAGGTGTTGTCCGAGTTAATAAAACACCATTAGGAGAGTAATATGGCTAAAACTAAAAAAGAGCAGTTAGACCCATTTATCACGCGCTGGACTGAAGAAGTCGAAGCTGGGATTAAATATATGAAGAAATACTCCACTCAGGATAAATGGAAGGATTGGAGGTCTCACTATCGTGGTGATTGGGGGAGTAACTTAATACCAGTGAATCGTACTTTCTCCTACGGTAGAACTTTAATTCCAAGGGTATACTTCAGGTCTCCAAGAGTGAGTATAACTGCAACTCGCCCGGAATTCGTACGCCATGCTCTTGTAGTAGAAGCAGTGGATAATATGCTTATTAAAGCGCTTAATCTTAAAAAAACACTTAAAACTGCTATTTTAAATACCTACATATCCGGCACTGCTCCAATTAAATTAGGTTTCGACTCGGAGTACGGATACCTTCCAGAGCAAGCAATAGGAGAGAACTCAAGTACTGCTACACAAATAGCAAGGAGAGAACAGAGAGCAATAGAATACAATACTAATGTAAAACCTGGTATGCCCTGGGCTCTTCCAGCCATGCCTGAGGATGTAATAATCCCTTGGGGGTATAAAGATTCTGACTCTCTTCCATGGGTAGCGCACCGCATCCTAAGACCATTGGAAGATATTAAGCAAGACCAGAAGTATCAGAATACTAAAGACCTTGCAGGTACTAAACAAGCATCTTCTGAACTCCAGAGAAGAAGTGCATTCCAAGAGGATAAAACTAACTTATTCGGAGAACTCTTTGAAATCCGTGTATTTGATACTAAAGAGATTATAGTAATATGTGAGAATCAACTCCTACTTAAAAGTGATGATATATTACAGAGTGGAGGCCTTCCATGGGAGTTCTTAACGTTCAACGAAGATCCTGAGTACTTCTGGGGTATTCCAGATGCCTACATCTTGGAACCGCAGCAGAAAGAGTTAAATGAAGTCAAGACTCAACAGTCCAGACATCGTAAGATAGCCCTTTTGAAGTTCTTATATTTAAAAGGAGCTGTTACCGAAGACCAGATGAATCAATTCCTAAGCGGTGAGGTAGGCCCTGCAATAGGTGTAGATGCAGAATCTCTTGCGACTGCTATTATAACCCTACAGCCACATATGCCACCGGAGCTTTGGACAGAGGCAGCGCAGGTAATGAATGATATGAGAGAATCCATGGGCTTCTCTGAGAATCAAGTAGGTGGGTATAATCGTAAAGGTGGTAATGTAAGCGCAACGGAGACCTCTGAGATAGCTCAGGGTGTAGATATGCGAATTGACGAGAGGAAGGATATCGTTGCAGATGTAATGCTTAATATAATACATAAATGGAATGATATGATATTCAACCTCTGGGATTCTGAAAATATAATAGAGATAGTAGGTCCGCACGGCGGGAGTGAGTGGGTAGAATTCACAGGAGACCAGATTAAATGTGAGTATAAGATAAATATAGATGTTGATTCAGGTTTCCCAATGACTGGAAATGCTAAACGACAGTTGGCAGATGGTCTGTTCAAAACCTACGGTGGTGACCCTTTAATGGATCAACTTAAAGTCCGGCAGTTCCATTTAAGTCAATATGAGAATCTTATGCCTGGGATATTAAGTTGCATCCGGGACCCGCAGAAGCAACCAAATGACCCAAATGCTATGCTTGCAGCAGCAAGGCAACCAAGTCCAATGGGAGCTGGAAGTCAAACTGGGGCAGGTTCACCTTCTGGGACAAATAGAGG